TGTCCAATCATCGGTAGTAGAAGCCATTATATCAAAGTCTGAACCTGTTAAATCTGCTATGGTTACATAATCCCCTACCCCGTCAAATAAAATGCTTCCATTTTGAAACTTAGCGTCAGAACTTATCTTTGCATTATCATTAAATACTACTGTATGTGGGGGAGATACAGAATCTATCGTAGATGTATTACCCCCGTTCTCGGCACAATGTAAAAGAAGTTTTGTTTTAGGTTCTACTTTATACTCCGATGTTTCAAACGCTACTATTGGGTCTGCTTCTGTTCCCCAGAACAGGGTAGTATTATGCGTTACGCCAGTAGCCAGTTGTGATTCCGAAGAATGGACTAACTGCTCATCTACTACCTCTGCCTGTAACTGCCATAGATACCCAGTAGAATCACTTGTGCCTGCGTATAACTCACCCTTGTCTGTTCCCCCCTCTGCCTTAAAAAACGAGGAGAAGTTTCCAGAAAGCTTATACCATTCCTTTAAAACTGTGTCGTAAACTAATACTTTGGTATTATATGTTTCTTCTTCTGGTGTATATGTTATTAACAACCTGCCACGCTTGTCATATTCACAAGATGTCCTATCTAGGTATGTAGAGGAGATTGTATCTATGGTAGGTATTATTGTTTCTGATATGTTTAGTGATTGTCTGCCGTCAAAGGCAAATACGCCAGCTTTATTTAAGAAGAATATTACATTATTACCCAAAACCACCGACTCTGTTGCGTGGGTTCCGACATTTGATAATGTCCTGACTATCTGGAACTCGTTTGGGGTAGAGCCTAAAAGGGCGTAAATAGATTGTCTGGTAAATATGTACAGCACATCAGAAAGTACCTCTAAGCCCATTATCTTCTCAAATGTAGGCAGGTCTAACGTTCCCCCAGAGGTTGTCCAATCATCTCCGTCGGTTAATGAAGAATAATATACCCTATAAGGATATTCTGAGGAACCACTAGCAAATAGCCTTGATTTGTGTTTTTTAAGTATTCTGCAATTTTCTGCTGGTGAGCTTGCAGAAACAGAGAACCAAGTGTCTGAACCATTCCAAGTCCTAAGTGAATTTGCTTGGTTAGCGGCAAATATCAAGTCAGAAGTGCCGTCTGTAAATGTTTCAAACCCCCATTGTGAGGTAGGTTCTACGGAATCTGAGCTTACTAACACTTGGTTTAATTGTCCCCCAGTGGCGTGGTATATTACGCCATTTCCCACGCATAAGAGATACCCAGCATCAGAGGACTTGTAAAACTTATAAACATCTGTTATCGGAAAGTTTCCAGCGGAAGATGTGTTATATTGAACGAATAGGTCACGCTCTGACAATACCCCAGCCTTATCTAAATCAAAGTTAGTCATGTCTGGGGATTCTTCATTTGCTATTTCATAATCCGAAAGCCTCGTATTTAACCCTTTAAATTTCCGTATTTTAAGTTTCTCCCCAGCAAAGACTGCCGTGGCAAGACTAAGTGTCAATACAAAGGTTAAGAGTTTTTTCATCTAAGTTGTCCCTCTACTGTATAAAGTGTTCTTAGTGATGGGAGTATTCTCTTGGGGGCGATTTTCCTTATCCTGTCGGTGTTTCGCTGTGCCATTTTTGCTATCTCAACCTGTTGTAGATACTCTTGCTTTCTAAAGGCTATCTTCTCTGGTTGGTCTCTATAGATTACATCTCTATACATTATATATGTAGCACCCTCTATGTAAACATCGGGATAATAAGTTGTCAGTATATTGGCACTTCCCCCAGCGGTTAAATCCGATAGTTTCTTTATATAAACAAAGGGAACGAACATATCTAAAGACCACTTTTTATCATTTCCCCCAGCTTCTGCTACATAAGTTGCGTTTATATTAAAACTATCGTCATCTATCTTTATTACCGTATATGAAGCGTCATAGTTAGTGGTTCCAGAAAAAGTTACAGTATCACCCGTAGCAAGCCCGTGGTCGGTATCTGCCACGGTAGTTCCAGAGGCTATCCAAGTGGCACCTGCGGCTTCTGCCGTATAGTTAGCGTATATGTAGAAGGTATCGTCATCTACGACATAAACCTTATGTTCACCGTTATAATTAGTTCCACCCGCAATGGTAATAGTCATTCCAGTAACTAGCCCGTGGGTAGTGTCAGTTACTAATACAGTTCCAGTTACAGTAGTTGAATAATCGGCAAACGCACTTGTTGTCGTTCCAGTAAGTTGTGCAAAACTTTCCACAAATCCGTTTGTCACCGAGGATTGTAAGGGGAATAAGTATATCTGTTTTACATTGCTTGAAGAACCTACTATATCGTAATAAGCTAGGTTACCCGTTGATGTATCTACATCTGATAAGAAGTTTTTATATTCTCTTGGGGTTATTCTTTGAAGTTCCCTAGTATAATCAACATCTTCCCACACTTGAAGCATTCGCAGAAAATCAGTAGGTAAATCATAGTTTGTGGTTTCTGCTGTTAAACGAAGGCTTGTTTTATCATGACCCATAGTTTCTATGAAGTCTATCTCATTGTTGATATTCCTTTGGACTGTATTAAGGGCGTTTAGTATGTCTGTGTCTAAAGTCCCGCTTGAGGCGTCCTGTGCCCTTCCACATCTTCTATATACTTCTGAAATTAAACTAGCTACATTCATAATATCTCCTTATCCATTATCTATCTCTAACACTCGAACATCTGCCGTTCCCGACGCTGTTATGCCGTAGAGCAAGGCCCCACTCGACATATTAAACGGCAGTCCCTCGTATGGTAAGACGGGGTAGCCGTTTGCGGTGGTTACATCGCTACCGCCTACATATATCGTAACCGTTCCAGAATTATTCCTTACTGCTATTGATTTCCTGTTTGCTAATGGGGTTGTTGGTAGGGCTGTTGCGGTATTTCCTACCGTTACTGCTTGGGTTTTGAACCCACTGCCCGTTACATCTAGTGAACCTATTATGTCGTAACGCCTAGCCATCTCTTTCCCTTTCAAATAATACTAATGCTACTATCGGTAATATCCCTAAAGCCGTTCTAAATGGAAACCCCCAGAACATAATCATAGAAGTGATAAAAAGGCTTGTAATAGGGATTAAACCCTTTCTCTTACGCCAAAAGCTGTGAAATGTAATCCACAGGAGACTTAAAAGAATACCAAACCCCACCACTCCAGTCTCAAAGAGTGTTTGTAGGTAATCATTGTGGGTTTGGGCCCAGTGCCCGTCTGTGCGGAACTCAGGGGCTCGTTGCCAGAATAACACTCTATAGCTACCTAACCCCCAGCCCGTTATAGGCATCTCGTGCCATATTTCAACCGACTTTTTCCACACCTCGAACCTGTGAGTAGGATTAAAATAGTATGTAAATTTCCCACTCTTGTAGGCCCAAGCACCACTTAAAAGAACAAGTATTAAAAGTGCTATTGCCAGTTTCTTTTTATTATTAAAGAACTGGAAGAATATAAAGCCTAGTATAAATGCCGCTATTCCTGCTGAACACCTAGTGCAACACACAGCTCCGAAACATAGTACATAAGCCAACTTGTATCTAAGTTCTTTGAATGCGAGTAGGAACGGGCTACATATTGCTATACACCAACTTACCAAGGCTTCGTTCCCCCACATACCCACAGGCCAGCGTTTGGTCTGGTGCATTAAAGAAAACGTGATATTATTAAAGAACTGGTCTATTTGTAGGAACTGTAGTATCACATAAACCGATTGAAATACTGCTATGAATGCGAAAGTCTTGTATAACTTGTCCTTGTCTATTTTAATCTGGTGTAGTACATAATAAAATATCCCGTATAATACGACGTTAGTCATATTAAGAAATGCCAAGGGGTTCATATGGAAACTACCAGAACCTGTTGCGTCTGCTATCATCAAGGACTTAGTATAAAAGAATATGAATAACGACCAAGCTATGAATAGTGCTATTGACTTATTCTTCTTCCAAATAAGTGAACATAGAGTTAAAATTATCATTATTTGTGCCGAACACTCTTTTATCCAACGAAAACTTAGGTTCGGCAAAATCATAAACTGCGATGCTAAAAGTAACGGTATTATAAATCTCATTTTATAAGGTGGGGGATTTTGAAAAGGAATCCCCCTGAAACCTCATTTTACTTAAAGACCCCTGAAAAACGCATTCAGTCTTGTTCCAGTAGGATGTGTAGCTGCTGTCGGAACAGTAATCCCAGTTCTGGTTTCCATTAAGGCAACCGTACTTCCTGAGGTTGACGCTGTTCCTGTGCTCATTACTTTATTTGCATAAAGTCGTGAGTTTGCAACTGACCTTCCCGCCATAACAAGTGTATGCCCAGCTGTTGCCGTTGCCTGCGGTGTATCTAGTGCAGACACAACGTTTACTGGTGCATACCCGTGTGTTAATACCTTAACCCAGCAACCATTTGCTTTGTCGGCAGCACTTTGTGCATCTGTGTCAGCTAAAAGAACACCATAGGGGGCTACCCCAACAGCGTTCGTTCCAGTAACTTCCCTACCTGGATAGGTTGGGCTGGATGTCTGCATAACTACAGCATCTCCAGATGTTAAAGCTGCTCCCATGTCAGTAATATAACACAGGGTTACGTTCTGCGGTCCATAATCACTCTCATTAAGAGCTCCTGCAGTTGTTGCTATTCCAAATATAAACAGAGTAGCAACAAGAACTGAAAATAACTTTCTCATTTTCATTCTCCTTTGACTACGCCGTAATATTTGTTATAACTCCGAGTTTTGAACGATTGTTCGTTGTCAACTGACAATAAACATGCATCGTGCAATAATCGGCCAACTGGCCTTGGACTCTCTCCCAATCACTCGTTACAAATTCTCCACCCCTCATGAGGCGAAGGAACATATAACGAGAATTGATGAAATACGCCGTGTCATCTGGGCAATTCGCATCCCAAGTAACAGGTATTCCCATGAAGTCCAAAGACGGATATCCTAATGACCCTATTCTGGAATCAACCAAACGAGTTACGTTAGTGGTCGAGAGCTGATAGAGACCCCAGATTTTCGACGTTGTGCAAATCAAATCAGGTCTGTCGTTGTCATTCTGGGCACAATCGTTAATCATATTAACGAAAAGCTGAATGCCAGCCTGGTTTGTATTGAACGCTGCCGTTCCTATGGTGTTTCTCTGGTTATCCCACCATGGGTAATCGCCGGAAGAAATCCCTCCAACGCTTTCTCCTGCTGTGGATGAAACTAGGAGCTGAACACCGTGTAGAGCATCTGTGTTTGTGCCATCATTAAATACAGCCGCACCCATGCGGTTAGACATGGTGCTCTTTGCTGCGTCAATAGTGGTTTCAACCAAATCTGCTACTTGTGATTCGCCGCTTGCCCTCATTTTGTCAAAGTGCAATACCTTGAGAGGTCCTGCGAGAATCTTGATGTTGTATTCAGCATCCGTAATCGTGTCGGTTGTTGCTAAGGGGATGTCATCGCCCTTCTTTATCCAGCCAAAACCTCCGGATTCCTGATACATTACCTTTTCGTGGAATGTAAGGCCTCCGTCGATTATCTTTACACGATTACTTGCTTTCAACCAAGCGGATAGAGCGTTGTTATTTATGACGGTGTCCGCAATTTCCTTAGAGTGTTTATCTAAGGCATGGGCCATCATATGAGTAACGCTAAGAGCCATTCTATTCGCCTTTCACTTTCGGGTTTCTTACACCCGCCTTAGCTTGTTCAATAGCCCACCTTATATCGGCTTCCTGTCTTTCTTGTGGCGTCATCTTGCGACGAGCCATTTCGTCAGTCTGGATAACCGAGCTTGGGGCTGCTGTTGAGCTAAGTGTGTTAGCAAGTTTCTTCTTCTCGTTAAGCTCCTCTTTCTGCCTAGAAAGTTCCTCGGCGGTCTTATTCTTGACCGTTCCGAGGATATCGTCCATGTAGAGATTCGCCACTGCTTCCTTGGCTGTAAGTCGACCCTTGTTCTCTGGACGAGAGAGGTAATCGACAATTTCAGGCAACTTCTGGTCAAAATTGATACCGAATTGATTAGCAAACTCCTTTGCTTCAGAGACTTGCTTATTCAGCCTTTCAGTCTTTACTTCGTGTACGAATGGTTCGTAACGTTTCTGGACTTCTGGCAGAACAAACTTGTCTATAAAAGCTCGTGTTTGCTCCTTTTCTTCGGCACTCATGCCTGCGTAGGGGTCGGCTACGGTCTGAGTTGGTTGTGGCTTTTGGGCCAGAGCTTCCTCATAGAGCCGTTTATATTCTTCCGCCTCACGCTTGCTTAGTTTGGCCTTCTGGTTTAACTCCTGAAACCTTGGGTGCTTATCGAGTCGGTCAGTAGCCTCGGATGGTTCTTGTTTAGCGACGGGACCCTTTTCCGTCGTCGGCTGCTGCGTTTCTGCCTGCGGGGTCGGTTCCGCTGGCGGAGTTTGCTCTCCTTGTGGATTAGCGACCTGTTTTTCTTCGTCCATCGTTCCTCCAATTATCGCTTGGTAACGGTGCGAACCGCCTGAGTTAGCGTCTTCAGGTGACGAGAGGCTTTGTTAACCAAAACAAATTGGTTAACATTACCCTAAATTTGTAAGTCTAGGTTGATGGAGAACATTCTTGAACATATCCCCCATTCCATCGAAACCCTTCATCTGTCCCGTATATAAAAGTAGGTATAGTAGACTCTTAAGAAGATACTGCTCCCTTTCGGGGGTAGTTTCTTCAATAAGGTCAGTTTCCTTGCGTTTATTTACGGAATAATCAATAGTTGCCATTACCTTGCCTTTAGTATGGTTCTATCTACGGGTATTGCGGTTTTCTTACCGCCAATCTTTGCACGGGGTTTCATCTTCATGTTCCATTTTTTGGACATACTCAAAAACCCCTTATATTTTTTTGAGTCAAATACTTTTGCCATTTTTCCTCCTTATCTGATTTCACCAATGAATCCCACTAAATCACCAACCGTGTTTCCACTAACATATACATCTGCGAGATTATCTGTTTCTATTCTTATGGCGTTTCCAGTTACTAACATACTCCCAGCACCAGAAGATGTTGTTAGGTATATTTGACCACCATTATAAGTAACATCATTTACAATAGTAACAGCATAGATATTTGTTGATGGGGCGAGAACCCTGTGAGCACCTGCGATGTCTATTCTTACGCTATCAACTGTTATACTTGCCGCTCTAGGTGGTGCTTCATCAATTCTAACGGAATCAACCCTATAAGCAAACGCTGGACTTGCCAATGCCAAACACAGTAATAAAGTTAAAAATATTCTCTTCACATAACCCTCCTTAAAAACTAAAGGTAGAGCCACCCAAGGAACCGTTAGTAGCTTTTCTCATTCTTCTACGTCTTCGTCTTGTAACAGGTTGAAATGGACCACCCACTTGTATTCTTCCACTTCTACTATATGGACTTCTAGTTCCACCTCGACCATATGGTCTACCGCCACCTTTACCTCTGCCTGAACCATCTCTTCTTCCGCCGCCTGGACCCATTCCTCTACCTACCCCGCCTGGGGGGCCGTATCCGTCTCCACCTGGCATAATACTCCTCCTCTGTTAATCGCTGTTATTATATCTTCCGTACATCTATCTATATTCACACAAGTCCACCTTTTTGGAAGAAAGGCTTTCTTGCACTCGCAATGATTACGGGAAAACTCCAACTGGGCTTTTATGACATTCTCTAATGCTTTTTTGTTTAAGTAAGTCATTTTTTCTTTACCTTTTTCCCGTATTTTCTTTTCCACTTCTTAGTGACATTATTGCACCATTATCTTTCCGTTTATTTTACAATATTCTTTAAGTTGGCGTTTAGTCATGCGTTTCCCTGTTGCGAGCACACTCCATTCTGGGTCATAGATTGATACTGTGGGGGCATTAACTTCCCTTAATTCCCTTTGTTTCCTCTGCTCTTCTGCTTGTTTTTTGAACCGTTCTCTCCGCTCGGAGTCTGGCCCGAATATCTCTTCCCAACGCTCTTTCGTAATTCCGTCCATCGGCCTTGAGATAATAGTATTGTGGCGTTTGTAGTCCTTTGTTCTGTAACACTTGTTTTTCCTGTCTATTCCTAGTTTCATATAGTTCCGAGTGTTTGCGAAATCATCTGTCCCATAGTTGTCGGGTCGCCATTTGCGGTTGGTGGTGACTGCATACCCTGGGGAGATGTTGCCATCTGGGATGGTCCTCCACTTTCGAGCATTTGTTGTTGTAAGAGTGCTTGTTTTTCTTCTGGAGATAGAGATACAATTAGGTCTTCCGCTTCACGGAATTGGTCCATGTTTCGTAAGAATTCCTTTATTAGTTTTGCTTTATCAACCTTCATGCCTTCACGAGCTAACGCTTGTTCCACCATGGGGCTAAAAAGAAAATTAGCAGATTCTAAAATTTGTCTCTTTGTTAATTCGGGATTAGGTTGTTGACCAGATATCATATCAACATCCAAATCATACTCACCGACTAAAGCATCTTTCACAGAATTCAAACGAAGCCAACGCTCAGTTACGGGTTCGCCCGTCATCGGGTCTTGCTCTTTAATGCCTGTGATTTTTGTTATAAGGGGCCAGTCACAGGACTGCATAACGAGTTGCTTGAATTTTCTCAGGTCCTCTTTTAAGAACCTACGGACTTTCTCACGTTTAGAGACTATCCTTGAGACCGAACCTCTTTGCCCTATATTAGCCTCTGTTGCAGTTTCCGCACTTGTTCTTCCCGTAAGTTCTGCCTCTGTCACGCCAGATATAAGACGCATTTCGTTTCTTAAGTCTTGTAGAATTGAGAGCTTGTCCCTTAAGTCAAGATTGAAGTTTAGGACTTGGGCGGCTTGTTGTGGCGAGGCTTGACCTTTGTTAATTAAAACAGAACCCAGGTTTCCTTTTTCCACCACATTTAGGGCTTCTTCTTCGCTTTTAAAGAAGTCCATATTAAGCCCTATCTTAGGAAGGAACTTGTAGATAGCCTCTAGATTTCTAGACTGGATATAGTTTATCTCGTCCTGTAGGGGGATAAGTTTTGTAGTGTCTGGAACTGGATAAAAAGTATCTATCGTCTCATTTAGGGTTAGGAAAGTAGTAAGAAATCCCTCAACTACAAAGGGGTATTTCTTATAGTCTAAGGGTTTATCATAATCTCTAGCAAGTGTTAAAAGGTAAAGCCCGTCTTTTTTTGCTATCTGTATCTGGTAGAGGTGGCACATCCCCTCTTGGTATTCTTCCCAGTCGGCTTCCTTTGTCGTGCCTACCGCCCCCGTGGGGGATAGTTCTTTCTTGTTTTTAAAGGCTTCATTCCCTTGAACCTCGTTATAGGGAACTTCATATTCTAGGGCTATCCACTTGCCGTCATAGGGCATAGCGGACTTGCTTCTTGGGTCTACTATCGTTAAAAGTGGTGAGTGTCTTAGCGAGAACGGGAACTCTTTGGTAATCCATTCCCTTCTTCTGGTGAGTTCTTCCTCAACCTCCTCCTCAACAGTTTTTGAGCCCTTGCCACGCCCTTTTCCTTTACGTTTCTTTTTAATTGATTTAACCGTCTCTTTGTATTCATATGAATCGAACTCCGAATTATAGCCGATATTTTTAACTCCGAGGCCCGTTAGATAGGCATCGAACACTACTTGATGGTTGTGCCACTCTTGTTTTAGTTCTTCCGAGAAATATCTAAATACTGATGATGCTATCTCCTTTTGGTAGGGAATGGTTGGTTGACGTTTCATCTTAACTATGATGTCTGGATTAGAGTGTATAATGGCTGAGACAAAGGAATTGGTGATGGGTGCAATCTGGTTGTCTACTATCGGTGTTTCTAAACCCTCGGATAGAATTGCCTGTTCCCCGTCAAAATAATTCATTGCGTTTTTAGCGGGGCCAGAGCCTTTCTCGGAGGTATCGTCAAAGAAATACTTTTTTCTGAAGCTTCTCCCGAGCTTGAGTTCTTTTATCCAATATTCGACCTCGTTGTGGTCTATTGAAACATCACCAAACTTGTAAGTAATCTTGTCTTCTTTCTTAGCCATTATGTCTCCTTATGGGTAACTTAAAACTGTTTCGGCTACCGATAAACTATCTCCGTCTGTATCAGTTCCCGTTCCGTTATAACCTTTTTCTGACAAATCTTTAAATGTTTTTCCGTTAATGCTTATACCTTCGGCTAAATCATCTAAGGGCCAATAACCTACCAAGTATTGTGCCCCAATTTGTAATGGCATTCTCTTAACTTTTGAATTATATAGGTTTTGTCTATCCTGTGCCGTTAAAGCATATCCCTGCCATATAGCTACTTCATTTACTTGTCCAAACCAGGGTTGGTCGTTTGAGTTTGTTCTAATATTTTTTCCTATGGTAAAGGCATGGCTACTTGAACAATCTCCATTATCTGTATCTGTATCTTCTTGTGTAGTATCTACATATAAAACATATCCAGTTCCTTCTGTATGAACTACTACTACATTGTGCCATTCCCCATCATTAAAGGCATTGTCACCATCAAGTGTTTTTTTAACCGCACCATCATCGGCCTCAAATTTAAGTTTGCTGGTAGCATCTACATCAATAGTAAGAACCCACCAATCCACTAATCCGCCTTCGGCAGATTTTCCAAGAGCACACCTTCGGCCAATAGTTGTTGTATTTAACCAACAAGATAAAGACCAGTCCGCATTTACTATATCAAAGTCAGCTTGGTCACCAAAGTCTATATTATCTCCGTCTGCGAAGATAGCAGTTGTATCAAAATCCACACCAGCAAAAACTAACTGGCAACTAAACACCAGAGCTAATAATATAATCCACTTCTTCATCTGTAAAATGTAAATCCTTTAGTTTTGTTCTTATGGAAGCCCTTAATGCATTTATTCTCTCTTGTTCAGCAACTATCGGAGCGTCTAAAGCATCTTTTTCGGCTTGTGTCATTTCTACTATCCGCTCGTCTTTAACTTTGTGATAACGGGTAATAGACTTAAATGTTTCCCTATCTACTTTTAGGATATTACCAGTAAGGTTGCTTCCGTCTACCGAGTAGTATTTGTTTAGTATTAAGCCGTCTTTGTCGTATTTTATATAGTCTGCCATTATTCCCTCATTACTGCTTTTAGTAAAATTCTATCTCCAGTTGCATCATCGTTGGTTCCGTCATCTGCGTCGGTTGAAATACGCAACTGGAACAAGTCGCCTGCTGCAATACTATCTTTATTTGTTAGGGTAATTGTGGCTTTATCTATATATCCAGCAGTTCCAGGGACGGTTACTACGGAAGTGTTTGTCGTGTCGGGTGCGGCATCTTGAAACCTCTCTGAATCGCCATCTGAAATAGCAGTTATAGATGCTTCCCATTCAACCTCGTCAGAAGTTCCAGACGCCATAGCATAGTAAATATCCAAGTATAAAGCACCACCACCATAATCATCGTCTAACACATCTTGCCATAAGGCTGTTTCTTGTGTATCGCCATCATCAAATAATAGTTGCCACATTACAAGACCTGCGTCTATTGCTGCGGGATTACCACCTGGAAGTTTCGCAGATTGCGGGGCAAAAGTTATATTTATTTCGCTTCCACCTGCTCCACCAGTATCATCCTCATAATTCCAAGTGTTGGTAGCGAGGTCATATTTCATTATTTGGTTATCTTCTACCGGTAATCCAGCAGGCAAATCACCACCACTCCACCTTACTGTTCCACCGCTTACGGTAAAGCCTGTTACTAAATTAGCCGAACCTATTGACTTGTCCGCATACCCCCATGAGGTTGTTATGGAATTTCCAGAGACAGTAGGACCTGTGACTTGACCCGTAAAGTAAAGTCCGCCAGCATTCATAATCCTAGTTGAGACATTTCCATTCTCAAGCGTTCCGTCTAAATCTTCATCTGTTCCCGTAGGGGCAACAGCCAAAGAAACATTACACTCATTTCCCACAACCCCCACATTAAAGTCACCACCAGCAAAGTCTATATATAAATCAGCACCTGTTGTGTCGGCTCGTGCGGCATCGCCTTCTTCTACATACACATCATTTCCCCCACCACCTGCGTCAGCCTCAAAACCAAAAGTCATAGTGGCTTCGTCAAACTTGATTATTTGGTTGTCGTCTGGAACGTTTGATGTGGTAGTATCTTTAACGACTAATGGCCAGTTACCGAAGTAAACCGTAGTAAATGTAACAGACCTAGCACTTACATCACCTTGGCTGTTTATAAAACTGTCGTGTATCTCTAACTGGTTTAAATACTGTGAAAACGACATTACCCTCGCCCGTGTGCCATAGTCTTCGATATAATCTAATAGAGTTGATAAGTCAGCCGTAGCCCATGCTGTAGCACCTGCGGCTGCTTCTATATCATGTCCGTAAAAGAGAAGTAGTGACTTATCAGCCACGGCAGTATCCACATAGCTTTTAGCTTGTGCTATGGTCATAGAGTTGCTTAATGGAAATGCTGGGGTTTTAAAGCGTGACGAACCTGGCGGGCTTGGCTGGGTTCTTGAGTAGGTAGTGTTTGTCCCCCTTGCGAACCTGCAATACTTCTTGGCTATCTCTACTGCGTCATCAGACCAATTACCATAAGGCCAGGCAAATATATCCCAAGCGTGGAAACCATTTTCCTTTAGATATGCCACACTTTTTTGGAATTCCTCGTAGACTTTGTAAAGTGGTAATAGGTTCATTCTATAATGCGACCAAGTGTGATTTGCTATATCCCACCCACTGTAGTCCTGTAGGGTTCGTAAATCTACTATGTCCATTTTACCAGCAGAGCCTATCAAGCCTGGAATCACAAACTCCGTAGCCTGCCAGCCCTTAGCGTCAAACAAGGGTTTAGCGTTATCGAATATAGTCTGGTTGCCATCGTCAAAGGAGAACACTATAATCGCCTGAGTTGCTGTATTCTTAATCATCGAAAGTTTGTCGCAATAAAAGTTGACCGTTGTTGCGGCATTAGAATCTACTGTCACCCTTATCTGGTCTATGTTTGACCAATCTGGGTTGTTGGTAGTAGCAGTCATATTAGACTTATGGAATGATATTGAGTTCCAGCCAGACTGAACTGCCCCGCTTGAGGACGTGGTAGAAAGTTCATATTTATAGTGATTAGCCAAGCCCGTATCCCCGAAAAAGACATCAAAGTAATCCAATGACGCCACATCATCTACGTAGAAGTGAAGAACAAACCCGTCATAGTCACGCAGGTCTAAATCAACTGCCTTATCTACCCTCAACACGTCTCCTGCGTCTGGAGTAAACCGAATAGAAGTCCCGCCCAACTTGGTTACAGTGGTTGAGTCGGCTATATTTCCATTACCAGAACCGATAGTCCAATTAACACCAGCCCCCTCGTCAAATAAAGACAAGACATACTCGTCCGCTGATTTTGTGAAGAAATCCCCAGTATCAGTTCTACCTACAACGGCACTTGCTAAAACCGTGTCAGCACTTACGGTTGAGCAAGTCACGCTATCTGCGGTTATACCGCCTTTAACGATAAAGTCCCCCATTACTTTCTTAGGGGCATACAAAAAATCCGCATAGGCTGGGGTAGTTAATAGGAAGAAAGCAAGTATCTTTAATATCCAGCCTTTTTTAAGAATGTTTATAGTCATATTAAAATTCACAGACAGCAACTGATGGCGTTCCTGTTGCCGATATTGCACAGATTTCACCTGTGTACATGGCGTTTGCGTCTAACATAAGCCCACTTCCCGCAGGTATCCATATTCCAGTACCAGTAACACCGTCTGCAGTTGCACATAGGTTTACATATATGTCATATACGGTAGGGTTTGTAACCGATAGAAATATCCTATCCCTGTTTGCTGAAAGAAGCGTGGTAAAGGTAGTGCCGTTTAATGTTACAACTGTATTAGTTGCGGTTGGTTTTTGATTTACTTGCCAGCTCAAAGAAACCTCCTTTTATATTCCGTACATACCTTTCATAAGCTCGCCAGAGGAGAGCCTGTCTATCTCTACAATCGGGTTTGCCTTACGGCGTGACTTCATTTTCGTATATGTTTTAAATTCTTCCTGATAGTCAGCACCTTGAAAAATCCACTTTACCTGTGTATGGGGGATAATAGTCCAGTTATTAAAGTCGTGTATCTTTACCCCGTAGTCTTCCACGGTTACATCGCCTTTAGGTAGTAGCATTTCTCCTGAGGTAAGTCGTATAATCATTTATCCTCCTTTGATACAAAGCCCAGCCATTCTGGCTTTTGTTCTTCTTTTCTTTAATTCCTTTTTGAGTTGCCCGTCAGGGGTGACTCTGAAGCCCTCTAGGTCCTTTTTAGTCGGTGGGGTGCCTAACTGCAGGCGTTCCTCGAACATCTGGCTCTGGCAGTCTAGGCAGTCGTCGTGTGAGGTATGGGGAAACTGTAATAGCTCGGTTATTAAGTCCTGAACAAAGTCGTGTGTCTTTCCATCGAATAAGGAACGGTAACTAAGTGACCTTGGGAACTTAATAATCCCAGAGTGATACGCACCTACAAGCCTTTGCTCAATCCTATCTATCTTAGAGGCATTTGTAGCCTTGGTTTCGTTTACTGTAAAGTGTATCCCCTCTAAACGCTTGCGTTGGTTTATAACGTCTAGGTCACCGTGACGCCCACCTAAGACTTCATACTTTACCCACCTCAAGTTTTTTGAGTTTTTAACAACTTCAAAGAGTTTGTCTATTCTCTGGAAGGAGTTTAGCTTGTCACGGACGCCTTCCAGTAAATAATGATAGCCTTCATAATCTATACCCCAGCGTTCTATCACGGTATAGTCTGACTTCTTTTTCTGGGTTGACGCAGGGTCGACACATATGTATTCGGTTAAGCCCTTGGGTACATCATCATAATAAACAACCCACTCTTTTTTGAACTTTGCGTCTTTAGGGTTCACAGGATTTAACATATACTGTGCGTGGAACTGCCAAGGACCGATAGTGTAATCGTTTAGGATTGCGTTTAACCCCTCGTCTGTAAATCTCTCGTAGAAAACTATCTCCCCGTCCTTCTTTGCGGGAATAATTGACTTATCGAACTCCTCGCTTGCCAGTATGTCCTGATACAAGTCGTTAAAGTGATAGGTTGTTCCTATCACATCTTCCTTGGGGTTTATAGGGTTATCAAAGAGTTGACGCAAAGAGGAGTAATATTCCTTACTTGCCCTAATCTGTTCTTCGTTAGTGACGCTTTTAGCTGTCACCAAGTCATCTATCTTCATGTAGTCAAAGTGAAGCCCTGTTAAGTTGGTCCCGACACCAGCACACATACAGGTAGGTTCTTTTAGCACACGGGTTCTATTACAAGCCGTGAACTGTTCGGTAGTCCCAAACTCTACTTTCCCGTCTTTGGAAGGAGGGCAGTACTCCCTGAATATCTCCCTAAAGGCTTCGTTTGCCATGAACTGGGTCTTTATGTTCCTCAGCATGGACTTGGCGATATCCAAAGTGTTTGAGACAAGCAGTATCCTGATGTAGGGGTTGTTTATAATTAAAAAGAT